GATCCGCCCGCGGAACCAGGACGAGCTCAATGCGTACCTCCAGCCGAACGTCATCACGATGGTCGGACCCGGCGACCCCGTGCCCATCCGCAAGGTCAACTACCCGGTGCCCGAGGAGATCAGCGAGCAGCTCAACGAGCTGTTCAAGGAAGGCGTCCTCGAGGTCGACGACTACACGGTTGCCGCGCTGAACCCGCTGACCCGGCTCCTGCGTATGCGCACCCTCGTCGCAGGCTGGGTCAAGGACGACGAGGGGCAGAGCCACACCATACCCGTCGCAGCGCGCAAGCGTCTCGCGGCCCTGGGGACGGTGCTGGGTCGGTGCAAGGGCAAGGTCATCATCGCCGCTACGCACACGTGGGAGATCAAGCTCGTCCGCCGCTGGCTGACCCGCAGGGGCATCGGCCACCAGATCATCCAGGGGTCCGTGCAGGATCGAGACCGGGTGATCAGGGACTTCCAGTACGACCCCGACTGCAAGGTCCTCCTCGTCCAGCCCAGGACCGTTGCGATGGCCGTGGACATCAGTGTGGCCAACGACCTCATCTGGTACACCAGCGACTTCAACTACATCACGTTCAAGCAGGCGTCGGACCGCATCAAGCTGTCCCCTGCCAGCCCGACCGTGTGGTTCCTGTGTGGCAAGGGAACCGTCGACGAGGACGTATGGCAGACTCTCATGGTGAACCACGATCACCTCAACCAAGTGGTCAAGCGCATCAAGGAGCGGCCTCGTTTGGCCTACCGCAGCTAAGGATCTAAAAATTCCCAGGAAAATTTTCACCCAGGACTTGCGCTCTGCGCAGGCGTCAGGCATAGTTATACGTGTCAGCAAGTACAGCCTCTTCAACAACTTCGAAACCGACACGGGATTCTAACACCGAGGGCTAGTCGAAAAACTGGCACACCACAGTCCGGCCACAACACAAGGAGAACATCATGGCCACCACGAAGAGCACCAAGGCAGCCGTCCTCGAGGACGAGGTCGTCGAGACCGAGGAGACCTCGGAGCCGACGCTCAAGCAGATCGTCAACGAGGGCATCCTGGCCGTCATCGAGGCCCACGGCATCGACGTCCAGAAGAACCGCTACAAGGCCATGCGAGCGATCGCCTGGCAGGCGTTCGTCGAGAGCATCGAGGCGGGCGACTTCGACGGTCTGGTCGACCGCGCCATCGCGAACGTCGACGAGCTGCCGACGGGCTGGGAGATCGAGAAGCCCGCTCACGAGGAGCCGAAGCCGGTCGCCAAGGCCGCTCCCGCCAAGAAGGCTCCGGCGGCGAAGGCGGCTCCCGCCGAGAAGCCCGCTCCCGCGAAGCGTGCCCCGCGTGCGTCGGCGGCGAAGGCTCCGGCCGCGAACGCTCGCAAGCGTCCGGCTCGCTCCTGACAGCCGACCCCCGGTCACCTACCCGAACAGGTGGCCGGGGGTCACCCATCTAACTCAACATGGACCCTGTAGCCGGGGATCGTAAGCTCCGGTTGTTGGCAGCACGCAGGTTCGAATCCTGTCAGGGTCCCGATAGTTCCACACAACTCAAGTTCCACATCACCTGCAGGAGCCCCGCTTGCAATTCATGATCACCGACGACTGGACTGATGTCCAGGAGTACCTTGACCTGACAGACGACATCGTCTACTTCGATATCGAGACCACGAGCCTCTTCTACGACAAGGGCCAGCTCCTCTGTATCGCGTTCGCCCCGCTGGACCGCAAGGACGTTCTCGTCTGGTGGCCTCGCAGGCAGGCCGACATCCGCAAGCTCCGCATCCGCAAGGGTGCTGCGCACAACTCGCCCTTCGATCAGACGTGGCTCGAGCGGGATGGCGCGAAGGTTCGCATGGTCTGGGACACGATGTTCATGGCGCATCTCATCGACGAGAACCGCACCGTCGGCCTGGACGACCTCGGTCACCGCATCCTCCGCTACGGCAAGGAGGAGATCGACGTCACTCAGTTCCCCGACTGGTTCGGCAAGCGCTGGGAGGACCGGGTGCACATCCCCCGCTCCCAGTGGAAGGTCCGCAAGGCAGAGGTCTCTCGGTATGTGGCCAGGGACGTAGCTCTCGGTCGAGACCTGCTCAAGTGGCAGAAGAACTACATCCGGAAGAACCTCCGGCCGGGGGAGAACCCCGTGTACGTCATGCAGCAGATCATGCTCCCTGCCGTCAAGCCTCTCAAGATGATGGAGGCCAACCAGATGCCTGTGCGTCTGGGTCTGGTCAAGAAGACCAAGGAGCGCGTGCAGGCGGAGATCGCAGCCATCGAGGCTCAGCTGGACCGGTCGGTGCCCGACAAGGAGCGCTGGCCCGACTTCCTGAAGAAGTCAAAGGTCAACTGGGGGAACACGAACTGGACCAAGTGGTGGCTCTACGTCTACCAGGGAGCGAAGTGCCCTGCAGTCGGCAAGCCGTCCAAGACGTGGCCCGATGGGGTGCCTAGCCTGAGCGCTGAGAACCTCGGCAAGATCGACCACCCTGCCGCGCGCCTGCTGATCAAGCGGTCGACCCTGTACAAGCAGCTGACCGGCTTCCTGGTGCCCATCGAGGAGCGGACGGTCAACGGTCGCATCAGCACCAGCTTCAACCTCACGGGCACGGTCACCGGTCGGCTCAGCAGCAGCAGTCCCGGCAAGGAACAGCCTGGCCTCAACTCGCAGCAGATCCCTCGCGACAAGGCCACACGTAACCTCTTCGGGGAGCGCGGTCGTGCCTGGATCGAGGTAGACTTCGGGCAGCTGGAGCTTCGTGTGGCAGCAGTCATGTCGGGCGACAAGACCATGCTCAGCATCTTCGAGCGCGACGAGGACATCCATACCTACATGGCTCTCAAGCTCGTCCACGGCCAGGAGATGACCAAGGAGCACCGGTCTCTGGCGAAGGGTGTCAACTTCGGCTTCATCTACGGCATGCGGGAGAAGCACTTCGCCGACTACGTCTTCGACAACTACGGGGTCACCATCAACCCGAAGGACGCAGGCAAGTTCCGTGCTGAGTTCTTCGAGAACTTCAGCTCCCTCGAGGAGTGGTACCGGAAGCAGCGTCGCGAGGCGATCGAGTACGGCGGAGTGCACAACGAGTTCGGCCGGTTCCGCCACTTGCCGAAGGTCTACGACTCGGACTTCTGGGTCCAGGAGAACGCCTTCCGGCAGGCCATCAACAGCCCCGTGCAGAGCACAGGATCTGACTTCATGCTTATCTCCCTTGCCAAGCTCGCCCGCGACGCCAGGATGTCGCTCTGGGACGCTCAGCTCATCACTACGGTACACGACTCCGTGTGCCTGACCGCACCCTACAAGAACGCTCGGAAGGTCGGGCGTCTCGTCAAGCAGACCCTGGAGGCCGCAGATGCCAACCTCAAGCGCAAGTTCTTCCTCAAGGCGGACGTCACGATCAGTCGGTGCTGGGGAGGCGAGCCGCTTGCCGAGTTCTAAGGGTAAGGCCACACGCCTGCCGAGCACGGGTCTCAAGCCCGGAAGCCCGCTGCGGAAGTTCCGGGGCAAGTGGCCCACGACCGACGACGGCAAGCTCGTCATCACGCAGTCCATGGTGTCTGGCTTCGTCGAGTGCCACCGGGAGGTCTACTACTCGATCGTCCTGGGACTGCGGCCTCGCCTGGAGAAGAAGCCTCTCACCCGTGGGACGTGGGTACACTCCCTGCTCGAGGAGCGCGCCAACGGTCGCGACTGGCGTGCGAAGCATGCCGAGATCAAGGAGAAGTCCGAGAAGGAGCAGTTCGAGGAGGAAGTGGTCGGCCTCGAGCGCGAGGTCCACCGCATCATGACCTCGTACGAGTACGTCTACGCCAAGGACAACCTCACCCCCATCGCGGCGGAGATCACGGTCGAGCGTCCGATGTTCGGCGGCAAGGTGCTGTACCGTGGCCGGATCGACCTCGTCGTCATCGATGAGCACGGGGATGTCTGGCTCGTCGACCACAAGACGCACGCACAGATCCCGGAGTGGCGATACCGCGAGCTGGCCTTCCAGCACTACTCGTACCTCTGGGCATGCGAGACCGCTCCGGAGTACAAGAAGCTTCGGTGGAAGGGCAAGCCTCTGCCTCAGCCGAAGGGCTTCATCTACGACTACGCCAAGACCGGCTCCATCAGCGTCCCCAGCCTGACCCTGAAGGGCAAGATCAGCCGGGTGCTGAAGCCCTCTGGCACGACCCTCCCCGTCTTCAAGGAGTGGCTCCAGGAACAGGGCATGATGACGGTGATCCGGGGCAAGGAGCTTCTCGCCATCGAGGACGAGGAGGAGCGCGAGTACGTCAAGGACTTCCTCATTGCGCTCAAGCAGCGGGACTACAGCGACCTGTTCCGGCGGGATCGTATGGAGTTTTCTCCGGAGCAGCGGGCTAGGCAGCACAAGGCATTTGTCACGAGCGCTCGCCGCCTGCTAAACTACACGTGGGACGACCCCGACTGTGTGGAGCGAAACCTTCACGCTTGCTCAGGGTACATGTGCAACTACAAGGACCTCACAATCGCGGACCTTATCCACGGCACCAGTGAGATCGAGCAGCGCACGAGGTACACGACCACGCGTGACCCGCTCGACTACTACCCGAACCAGAAGAAGGGCAAGAAGAAGTGACGCTCAAGACCATCTACGGTCGACCCAAGGTCGGCAAGACAACGTTCGCTCTGGCAGGTGCCCCGAAGGGCAAGACGGCAGTCCTATCGTCGGATCAGGGCCTCATCGGGATCGACACCACGGGTCTCACCGTGGTCGAGGACACCAGCACGAAGAACCTCAACAAGACGTTCCTCTCGACCCCGTTCCTGGCGAAGCACGACCGCATCGTCATCGACACGGCCACATCCCTGTACAACGACTTCCTCCTGGAGATCGGCGGCGGAGGGGCAGTCTCGCTCAACCAGCGGGGCATCTGCAACAACTCCTTCGCGGCCCTGCTGCGCACCCTGCGCAACTCGAAGAAGGACGTGTACGTCATCGTCCAGGAGAAGCTCCAGCGGCCGGACGAGGAGTGGCAGTCGGACGATGACGACGAGGACGTCAACTCCATGACCGTCCCGGACCTCTCCCCCGGACCCTACTCCATCCTGATGCAGATGTCGGACGCCATCGGCCGTCTGTACATCGCTCAGGTCAACGACAAGCCTGTTCGCCGCCTCTGGCTCGGGCCGTCGTCCTCCATCGTGGCGGGTGCCCGCAGCAAGATCTACAAGGGCAACCCTCCCTACCTGAAGCAGCCGACCCCGGCTCGCCTCAACCAGCTTCTCGGCTGGACCCGCTAGTCGAGAAACCCCAAAAGAAGGAAACACATCATGGCACTCAAGAAGATGAAGCTCGACTTCTCCAAGGTCGAAGAGCGCTCGGGCTGGAACACCAAGCACATCCCCGAGGGTCTCTACGAGATGAAGGTCGTGGGCGTCGACGACAAGGAGGCGAACGACGGCACGGACATGTGGACCTATGCCCTGGTCCCGACCGACCCGCGCTACAAGACGCGTCGCTTCCCCTGGTACTGCAAGCACCAGGACAACCAGCTCTTCAAGATCCGCGACCTCTTCGTGGCTGCGGGCATCCCGGTCCCCAAGAAGGTCTCGACCATCGACCCGGAGAAGCCCATCGGCAAGCTCGTCGCCGTGGAGATCACCGACGCGGTCGGCCAGTACGAGGGCCGCTCGGAGGTCAACGGCATCTACGACCTCAGCCTGGTCGGTGACGACGCGGTCGGTGTGGCCGGGGACGACGACGAGGACGACGAGGGCGAGTGGGCCGAGGACGAGGAGGCCGACGAGGAGTACGAGGACGAGGAAGAGGAGGCGGTCGACTACTCGACCTACACCCTGCCTCAGCTCCGCAAGGCCGTCAAGGACCTCGGCGAGGACCCGACCGGTCTGAAGAAGGCCGAGCTCCTGGAGATCCTCGAGGGCGACGAGGAAGACGAGGAGGAGTTCGAGGACGACGAGGATGAGGACGACCTCGGCGACGACGAGCTCGAAGAGGACGAGGACGAGTTCGACGAGGACGAGGACGAGGAAGAGGACGAGGAGGATGAGGAAGAGGAGGAAGAGGAGGAAGCTCCCGCTCCCCGTCGCCGCGCCTCTGCTCCGGCCAAGAAGCCCGCTGCGAAGGCACCTGCCAAGAAGCCTGCCGCAGCAGCACCGGCTCGTCGCACCGTCAAGCGTCGCTAAGACGTGGATGAGGCAGACATCGTCCGGAAGATGATGGGGGTACTTAACTCCATCCCGGGTGTCTACTGCCTCAGAACTCACGGGGGTTCCTTTCAGCAGAAAGGGACCCCCGATGTTCTAGGTAGCGCGCATGGGCACTTCTTCGCAATCGAGGCCAAGAAGTCAGCCCGTGAGAAGCCCTCGAAGGCACAGCAGTACAACCTGAAGAAGTTCAGGGAGGCTGGGGGTAAGACCTTCACCAGTCACGATCCAAACGTTCGGGAAGTAGTAGAGTGGATAAGCAGTCTCTCGGAGTAGTCCTCAAGGTCTGGCGTCACGCAGGCGTGCGCGGTAACGTGTGGATGCCACACATCAGCAACATCGGTGTCAAGGGCAAGGAGCGGTTCCGCGAGGGTCCGTACCTCGACAGCCGTCAGCCGTCCCTGCCCGTGCTCACGGAGGCGGACGACTGGTACTGGACCCCGGCAGTCAGCAACGGCACTGACCGCAAGATCAAGCGCAAGGACGAGGAAGGCACGTTCCAGCAGTACCCTGCTCAGCGGGTGCTCTGGGTCGACTGCGACGACTCGTACAACAACGAGATGCTGATGGCGCTGAAGCCGTCGTACATCTGGGAGACCAGCCCCGGCCACAAGCAGGCGATCTGGCTGATGAAGGAGAGCTTCTCCCCGAGTGAGTTCCACCGTGACGGGTTCATGGGTCTGCTGGCCCACGCTCTCGGCGGCGACAAGAGCGGGGTCGACATCGGTCAGCTCCTGCGTGTCCCTGGGTCCTGGCACCACAAGCGCAAGCCGTTCCACGGGCGTCTCCTGCCGTCCCAGGGGACCGTTTACCCGCGCGCTGTGCTGTTGCGTAAGGTGGCCAGCGGTTTGGGCTTCCCTGCGGCGACAGCAGCGGCTCTGGCGACCCCTGACGGGTACGGCGACCGCAGCAACCTGCTCTGGAAGTTCGCTCGGCAGGCAGCAGAGCTGGGACTGGACCAGGCTCTCACCTTCAAGCTGATCAAGGCCACCGACTGGAACAAGTGGAAGGACGACCCCGACCGGCTCAAGGACGACATCCAGCGGGCATACGACGCTCAGCCCTCCAAGCCGGAGAAGCCTGCCAAGACCTCCAACCCCATCGAGGACCAGGAGGTCACGGAGGAGTCGGTCGGTGCCTGGGAGATGGCTACCGTGGCGGACTTCGGTCCCGTCATCCGCAAGCCGATGCCCTGGCTCGTCAAGGGGATCATCCCCGAGGGTGGCTGCGGACTCCTGGTGGCTCCCCCGAAGGTCGGCAAGACCCGTGTCGCGATGGAGCTGGCCCTGGGTCTCGCATCCGGCCGTAAGCCTCTCGGTGTCAGTGTGGCCAAGCCTCAGCCGGTCGGCTTCTTCAGCCTCGAGGACGGCGAGTACCTGTTCTCCACCCGGCTCAACGACGGCATCAACCGGACCCGTGGTCGCGAGGGCTACCACTGGGACGGTCGCCTCCGTGTCGACAAGGCAGGCCACATGACCTGGGAGCCGCCGAAGCCTCTGGCCCTGCTGACCCGCTTCGACCCCATCGACCTCAGCGAAGGACGCCTGCACGTGGAGGACAATGGGGACATCAGCTTCGACACGGTCTGCGACAAGGTGCGTCTCTACCAGACCATCGAGGAGTACGGTCTCAAGATCGTCATCCTGGACACCCTCTCTATGTCAATCGGCAAGGCAGAGGTCAGCAGCAGCACCGACATGTACAGCATCCTCAAGGACCTCAAGATCATCGCCAAGGCGACTGGGTGTGCCATCATGTTCATCCACCACACCCGTAAGCGCGTCTTCGAGAAGGGCGAGAGCATCCAGGAGATGATCCTGGGCAGTACGGCTCTCCACGGCTGGAGCGACTTCATCATGAACCTCGCCCCGCCTGAGGAAGATTCACAGTTGCTCAGGTTGGGTGTGCAGACTAAAATGGGCAACGACCTGCATTACCTCAACACTCAGTTGAAGATCATTCGCAGGCCGGAACCGGAAGAGGTAGAAGCATGACCACGTTCGATGAACTCCTCGTAGTAGACGAGGCACCCACTGCGACTGAGCGCGTCCGCTCGGGCGTCCTCGCGTTCTTCGTGGGGATCTCCCTGGTGCTGGCCGGTCTCGGTGTCATCGGTGTGGCCCTGTGGCTCATCGGTCAGTTCTTCTGGTGGCTCTTCCTGGTCTTCCTGCAGGGTGCAGGTCCCAGCACTGGGAACTTCCAGGACCCCTCCTACGCCAACTTTCTCGAGTAAGGAATCATCATGACTCAGCACAGCCACACCAAGCGACGCACCACGATGGAGGACCTGTTCGAGGACCTCGAGCCGAAGTACTTCACCAAGGCAGGGCCGACCCAGACCATCTTCACCACGCTGTTCGGCCTGCCGATCCTGCACGTCATCGGCATCGCGGCCGTCATCTTCTGGTTCGTGGGTCTGGGATGGTACCTCTGGGAGAACTATGCGTACGCGATCGTGCGGGGACTCCTGCTGCTCATCGAGTACCTCCTCTACGGAACGCTCGACGGCAAAGACCCTGCCAGCCTGTAGTCGAAGAAGTGTTTGCGGATTCCAGCAGCATCAGCTAAACTCATCTCATGGCAAACATCACCACCCTCGAGTTCGAGGGCTTCTACTACATCCAGGCTGGCGACATCTTCGCGAAGGGTTGCTCGCGCTGTGGTGGCACCGGTCACTACTCGTTCAACGGCTTCGACAGCATCTGCTACAAGTGCCACAACATCTACGAGCTTCGCCTCGGTGACATCTTCGAGAACGAGGCCGCTGCGCAGAAGTGGTGCCACGGGCGAGCCGTCCGCAAGGCACAGGCCGACCGCAAGCGTGCCGCTGAGCACCAGAAGAAGATCGACGCAGCTCACGCCAACCAGATTGCTCTGCAGGCCGCTGACCCCGAGGTCTTCGAGTTCCTGATGGGCATCGTCATCGAGGACGACACCCAGCACCTGTTCGCCACCTACGACGAGTGGGCAGAGCAGGCTCAGCCGGTCAAGCTCGAGAAGGATGGCTTCATCCGCACGATGGCCGAGACCCTCCGCTGGGTCGGCCCGAGCAAGCCCTTCACCCCCAACATGATCGCAGCGGTTCGCCGCACGATGGAGAAGCGTGCAGGGCAGGCGGCGAAGGCCGCTGAGACCCCGGCTCCCTCCGGCCGCGTGCAGGTGACCGGCGAGATCGTCTCCGCCAAGATCGTCGAGGGCGACTACGGCACCAGCTACAAGGCAGTCGTCAAGGACGACCAGGGCTTCCGCGTCTGGGTCAGCATCCCCTCCTCGCTCATGGGTGAGTTCTTCAGCACGGTCGACTACACCGACATCATCGAGGGCCTCAAGGGTCGCCGCCTCACCTTCGCAGCAGCGCTCGAGGTCAGCGCTGACGACGTGAGCTTCGCCTTCGGCAAGCGTCCCACCAAGGGAGCCTGGATCTGAGGCTTGCGGAACCGGTGATGGTGTGCAACAATCTACTTATGCACATCATCATCGGTTACTTCAAGGGCGAGGCTTTCGTGGTCGGCCACACCAGCAGCAGGGCACGCGCGGAGCGCTGGATCGAGCAGCACCCCCACGGCATCAACGACGAGTTCGACTACGTCGAGCGCCAGTCCTCCCACTCCCTCTAAGGATTTGCGCTTCGGCTCGAGCCGTGCAATAATCTAACTACCAACACACCACTCACCACAAGGAGAGCATCATGGCACGCTACACGGTTCACCTGGTCAGCAACGGTTCGCAGCACTACACCGAGCAGGACTTCGATCAGGCCGCTCACCTCGAGGCAGGCGACACCATCCGCGAGGCCCTGACCTTCGCCCTGGCTCACAAGGAGGGCTTCACGGTCAACGCTGACGGCGACTTCGTCTTCGAGCCCAGCACCCTCACCACCATCTACCTCTTCGACGGCTCGCGTGGCGGCAAGGACGTCATCACGGTCGCCGAGGCCGAGGCCATCGTCAACCGCTGATTTGCGCTACGGCTCAACTTCAGGCAAACTTCTAAGTACCAACACACCACTCACCACAAGGAGAGCATCAT